CCATTCGTTCGTTATCAGCAGTTCGTTCGTTTTTATGCCCCCCCGTATATAAAATCAATGGGTCCCCATAAGCTATAAACGACCCAAAGCGACCTTTAAATATAAAACTCAATGTTTTTTTCACAGTCCACAAAAAAATTTCCGAATATAAAAAAGTGCTCACAAAGATCAAAATTACTATATAAAATCAATGACAAATTTCAAAGGTATGCAAAAAAATCCGCAAGAAAATTTTACGACTGTAGAGATCGATCCAGTAACTGGGGAGTATTATGTAACAATACCTCAATGGATCTGTGACGAGAAGGGATGGTACGAGGGAGTAGAAGTAAACATCGAGGTTGAGAAAGATTGTATTATAATCAGAGATCTTGAGGATTGACAGTGTATAGATAATGATGTATGATACTGACGTAGTTACTTACAGTTATGGCTAAAGGATTTACAGTAAAAGCAAATGCACCCAAACCATCTGAGAGCGCTCAAGAATGGGACTATGAAAAGGCAAAAGAAATGGTAAGAGGCAAGTCCATTGTCTTTTGTTTGCCAGGTAGAGGAGTTTCCTATACATATCTCAAAAATTTTGTACAGCTTTGTTTTGATTTGGTGCAGGCAGGGGCAAGTATTCAGATCTCGCAAGATTATTCATCAATGGTAAATTTTGCAAGATGCAAATGTTTAGGTGCGAATGTACTGCGAGGACCCGATCAAATTCCCTGGGATGGAAAGTTGAAGTATGATTATCAGTTATGGATTGATAGTGATATTGTATTCAACACAGAGAAGTTCTTTCAATTGGTGCTGATGGATCAGGACATTGCCAGTGGATGGTATTGTACTGAGGATGGTCGCACGACAAGTGTTGCACACTGGATGGAGGAGGAAGATTTCCGCAACAACGGTGGTGTTATGAATCACGAAACACTTGAGAGTATTTCAAAACGTCGCAAACCTTTCACCGTTGATTATGCAGGATTTGGATGGCTTTTGATTAAGCACGGAGTCTTTGAGCATTCTGAAATGAAGTATCCATGGTTTGCACCTAAGATGCAAGTCTTTGAATCTGGAGAAGTTCAAGATATGTGTGGAGAGGATGTAAGTTTCTGTCTCGATGCAAAGGAAGCAGGATTTGAGATTTGGTGTGATCCTCGCATCCGCGTTGGTCACGAGAAGACTCGTGTGATTTGATGTCAATGACAAAGTATACAATTCTCCATAAAGGAAAAGTTCTTTATAAGGGATTGACTGAGGAGGAATACTTTGATATTATGGAGGACCTGTCGGTAGAGTTTTATCAGACAGGTTCTCCAAGACCTCAAGATCTTGAAACAAAAATGTATGAATTTTAAGGAGTATTATGGCAGTTCGTTCTAAAGTTGGTTTAGTAAAAGATGGGTGGACTCCTGGTAAACCCAAAAATACTCGTCAGGGGAAGGGTAAGCATACTAAGTATGCCGCTACGTCTCGTAATGGAAAGCGTAAGATGTATAGGGGACAAGGTAAAGGATAATGGCACGTTGGATACATAAGAATGGGAAGTCAAGACCAGACAAACGATATAAAGGTATTTTGACACCCAAAAAATGTGCCAAACGTAAAAAGAAAAAATGAGTTGTTTAATCACCAATTTACCATCTGTTGAGGTATGGGTTCGCAAAGAATACCTCACTGATCATCAGAATGGACATGGTGAATTTGTAAAGGGCGTCTGGGTATCGGCAAAGTCGATTCCTGGACGTGCTTTTTATTTTGAGACTTATTTGCCAGAATATGCGGCAATGTATGATAAATTGCCAATTAGTGCATTTTTATCTCGTCCAGAATTACCTGATCCTGATATGAATTTACCAAATTTACAATTCTGGAATTGTATGGATTATGGTGTAGTGAGTATTGACAAAAAATTTATTGGTAGTATGGATTTTGAATGTTATACTCGTGATTATGGCACTCAAAAGGGCACTTATGTCTGTACCATTGACAATTATCACCATGATCCAGACTACGTAGACTGGGCAACAAGTGAAAATCCTGCAGAACACAAATCTCACAACCTTATTGAACTCAATAATGGTCAGTATGCACTTTATCCAAACAATAGATTACGCATTTTCGACAATAGTCTGACACCAATGGAACCAAAAATGCCAGATTTTAAGGTTTCTACCCAGTATTATCAAGTTGAAAATGGGTTTGATAGACTCGGAATGGGTCGTGAGGATGAATATTTTTGGAAAACATCAAAAGAAAGACAAAAGGAGGAAAAAAATGGAACCGAATCATGATTTTTTAGACAATTTAGCAAATCATCAGCATCAAAAATTGATTCGTGAGGTAACAGATGACTACAAAAATACAGACAAGGACGAAAAACCACAAAATTTGACTGAAAATATCGATCTTTAAGAACATGGCATAAATAAATTTAGAAAACTCTAGTCAAAATGGCAATTCGGAGGATATCTAGAGCATTTAAAGATATTAGTTTATCATTTGAGCCTCATCCTATCACAAAAGATCTACCAGTCTTAAAAAATGAGGCTGCCATTCGTAGATCTGTGAGAAATATTGTTCAGACAATTCCCACTGAAAAGTTTTTTAATTCATTATTTGGATCAGATATAAGAGGAAGTCTATTTGAATTTGTTGATTTTGGTACTGCATCAGTAATTAGTGATCAAATTCAAACATCAATTGAAAATTTTGAACCTAGAATAGATAATTTACAGGTTGAGGTTTTTCCTAGACCAGATCGTAACGAATTTGAAGTAACTGTTATATTTGATATTATTGGGCAAGAGTTTCCGACACAAGAATATTCATTCCTATTAGAGGCAACAAGATAATATGCCTTTTACAAAGTTTACAAATCTAGATTTTGACCAGATAAAAGAATCTATCAAAGACTATCTTCGTGCAAACTCTGATTTCACGGGATTTGACTTTGAAGGTTCTAACTTTTCTGTGTTAATTGATACGTTAGCATATAATACTTATATCACGGCATTTAACTCAAATATGATCGTGAATGAATCCTTTTTGGATTCTGCCACTCTTCGAGAAAATGTTGTTTCTCTTGCCAGAAACATAGGATATGTTCCAAGATCTAGAAATTCTGCAAAGGCAACCATTTCTTTTACTGTAGATGTATATGGAACATCTACCCCCACAATGACTCTCAAGAAGGGTTTGGTATGCGTAGGAGATGTTAATGATACATCATATGTTTTTTCTATTCTAGAGGATATACAAGCACCCGCAGAAGACATTAGTTTTAATAGTGATGGTAATACTATTAACGCAAGAAGATCGGTATTTAATAATATAGAAATTAATCAAGGTACTTTTTTAACCAAACAATTTGTTTTTGATGGATCACTTGATCAAAGATTTATTTTAAACAATTCATATATTGATACTTCATCAATAAAAGTTTATGTCAAAAAAGAAAATGAACTTGGCCTTGGAATAGAATATAAGTTAGTAGATGATATTATTAATGTAAATAAAGACTCTCTGATTTATTTGATACAAGAAATTCAAGATGAAAAATATGAACTTTTATTTGGTGATGGTTTAATTGGAAGAAAATTACAATCTGGAGAAATTATAACAGTAAATTATATTACTACAAATGGGAAGAGTGGTAATGGAGCATCTTCATTTTCTTTCTCTGGAGTAATAGTTGATGAAAATGGTAGTTTTCTTACCACTCAACCTTTTACGTTAACAACAGAATCTTCTTCTCAAAATGGATCTGATATTGAGACACTAGAATCGATTAAATATTATGCCCCAAGAATTTATGCTGCTCAAAATAGAGCGGTTACTGGACGTGATTATGAATCAATCATCAAAAAAATATATCCAGATACGGAATCAGTATCGATTGTTGGTGGAGAGGAGTTAGATCCTCCAGAATTCGGGACAGTACAGATATCAATTAAACCAAAGAATGGAAACTTTGTTTCCGATTTTAATAAATCAAGAATATTATCACAATTAAAACAATATTCCATTTCGGGAATTAATCAGAAAATTGTTGACCTTAAAATTCTTTATGTTGAATTGGAATCGTATATTTATTACGATGATTCTAAAATAACGACTGCAAAAGATCTAAAATCAAAAGTATCAAATTCACTGACAAACTACGCAAATTCGTTGGATGTTAATAAATTTGGAGGAAGATTTAGGTATAGTAAGTTATTGAGAACTATAGACAGTACGGATAGTGCTATAACATCAAATATTACAAGAATAAAAATAAGAAGAAATTTGGTTGCATTATTAAATCAATTTGCTCAATATGAACTTTGCTTTGGAAATCAATTCCATGTAAATGAAAATGGATTTAATATTAAATCTACTGGATTTAAAATTGCATCTGAACCAGACACTGTTTATTTGACAGATGTTCCAAATCCGGATATGAAAACTGGAACATTGTCTGTTGTTAAAAATTTGAGTGATGGTTCAGTAAGAATTGTTTCAAAATCTGCTGGAACTGTAGATTATGTTAAGGGAGAAATAAATTTATCTACACTTAATATTGTATCGACATCAAAATCAAACAACATCATTGAAATTCAGGCATTCCCAGAATCCAATGATGTTGTCGGTTTAAAAGATCTTTATTTGAATTTGGATATTTCCAAAAGCAAAATAAATATGATAAAGGATATTATTTCCTCTGGCGATGAAATCTCTGGAACAGTATTTACCAGAGACTATTATACATCAAGTTATTCAAACGGAAATTTAATTAGAGAGTAATATGATACAAACTGGATTTGAATCTAGAGTAAAGATTCAAGATATTATTACCAATCAATTACCAGACTTTATTTTGGATGAAAGTCCAAAGACAGTTGATTTTTTGAAACAGTATTATATCTCCCAAGAATACCAGGGTGGTCCAGTTGATATTGCAGAAAATCTTGACCAATATATTAAATTAGATAATTTAACTCCAGAAGTAGTAGTTGGTGGTACAACTCTTGTTTCTGCAATAGATTCTGATGATGATATAATTAATGTTTCTAGCACTAAAGGATTTCCTAATCAATACGGTTTATTAAAAATTGATGATGAGATCATTAGTTATACTGGATTAACAACAAATACTTTTACGGGGTGTATTCGTGGATTCAGTGGAATTACAAGTTATCATTCGGATTTAAATCAAGAAGAATTAGTATTCACTCAGTCAGTATCTGTAGCACATAATGCCAACTCAAAAATTGAAAATTTAAGTTCATTATTTTTAAAAGAATTTTATAAAAAATTAAAATATACCTTTGCTCCAGGATTTGAAGAAAGAGTCTTTGATTCAAACTTAAACGTTGGTAATTTTATCAAAGAAGCAAGATCTTTCTATGAGTCTAAAGGAACTGATGAATCGTTTAGAATTTTATTTAATGTTTTGTATGGAGAAACTCCCAAGATAATCAACTTAGAAGAGCAATTAATAAAACCTTCTGACGCAGAATTTATCCGAAGGGAAATTGTAATTGCTGAAGCAATATCTGGAAATCCTTTGAAATTAGTTGGACAAACCATATTCAAAACCAATGATGTCTCTACAAAGGCATCAATATCTTCTGTAGAACCTTTTACAAGAAAAGGAATTCAATATTTTAAGTTATCCTTATTTGTTGGATATGAAGACAATACTTCTATAGAAGGTACTTTTAAAATTACTCCAAGTACTAAATGTTTGGAAAATGTTGAAGTGGGGTCTTCCATTATTTCAGTGGATTCTACTGTTGGATTTGATAAAAGTGGTACATTAATATCTGGAAATAATTCGATAACATATACTGATAAAAATGTCAATCAGTTTTTAAATTGTTCTGGAGTAACAGAACAAATTTTAGCAACGAACAATATTATCTCATCAACTGAAACATATTATGGATATGAAAATGGGGACTTATCCAAAAATGTTGAGTTGAGATTAACAGGAGTATTATCCGATTTTGTCCAGAAATCTGAATATGTTTCAGTTGATGAGGGACAAGTTCTAACAGTAAAATATCTTGGGGATAATATTAAAAATCCAGAACAAAATAAGACATACAAAGAAATTTTTGCAAATTCTTGGATTTATAATACCAGTTCTTCTATTCAAATTGAATCAATATCAGGATCTAATGTAAATTTAAGAACAACAGTCGATAAATCACAATTAAAAAAAGGAGATTTAGTAGAAATTATTGATAATTCTACAAATCAAGTTGTATATCCAACTCTTGCTACAGATATACCATATGTAGATACTGAAATTTCTATCAATTCGACAACAGTATCATTATCAAATTTTAATTTTGTTTCGGACTCGCAAAAAACATATTCTTTAAGAAGAAAGTTAAGAAAATCCAGAAGTACCTCA